CCCTCTGTATAAAGAACAGTACAAGATAAAGGCATTACCACAAACCCTGCTCCTGGAGCAGCTACTAATGTTTTAGCTGAAGTGTTTAAAGCCTTATACTCTGCATTACTAATAGTTACTTTATCAGTTTGTATTATAAATTTCGATAACACCTTTTTACTAGTACCAACACTACTCCCAGTAGTATCACTTGTATCGACCACTAAAAAATTATCATTATTAGCCGTGTTTTCTGCTAGAGCTGTCTTATCTGTTAACCTTTGTCCCGCCATTGTTTAGATAGGTTTTTAGTTTTTTAATATTCTTTTTTCGTTCTTTTATTTTTTTCTTTGTTCTCATACTAGTTGCAATCTACTATTGTTATTCCTGCCTTTCTTAATAAAGCGTTGGCTTTTTGACTATCATAAGATACATCAAGATTAAGCCCAGCGTAATAATTAGCTGTAGTAGGAGATAAATCAGCCCCCGTATTACTAGAGTATTCAGGAAAGCTACTTGTATTATTTGATAAATAATCTATTAATCTTTCTCTATAAAATTCCCCCATATTTTCCGCACTACTTATTAAGGGTTTTAGGTCATTGTGAGAAGCACTAGCCCCGTTTTCACTACTCATTGTTACTATACTATTATTTACCATTCTCAAACGCAAAAAGGGTAATACAGTAGCAAAGGCGAATTGTACTAAAGCTGGTTGTATATATGTTTGTAATAAAGTCAAGTAATTACCCGCTAAACTACTTCCTTGTATATCACTAATTAATTTATTTTGTAAATCTGTTCCCAAAACAGGTAGTATATACCTATCTTGAGCCATTAGTATATAAGGTAATAAAAGGTCATCTGAAACAGACCCCCCTAAAGCGGAATCTTTCTTTAATCTATTTGTACTTATGAATAATGTATGTTGTATAGCCATAATTTTTTATTTATTTTACACCTGGATAATGACCCTGATTAGGCATATTAGTAGGAGCTGTTATAGCGTCCTCCATGCCTCTAGGTGCAGGTTTATATGATTTAGGTATTTCACCAACTCTTTTGTAATCTTCTATATTTTCAGGCATTTGTTTATCTACTACTACTGTTCCTTTTTTCAATCTATACAAAACTTCCTTCCATGCGTGCCTACAGTAAACCCCTCCTTTAAAGCGGAAAAGGTCATAAGCTCTGCCTTTGTGACCAAAATTACTATTTACCCCCTCTCTACTAGCTCTATCTATATCTTCTATTCTGTAAACTACCCCGCTGCTACTTCTACTCATCATTTGTTTACAAAATGGTCTAGATTTACCTGTTTTTAGTGCTTTTGAGGATTTTTTAAAATACTTAAATCTAATCTTATAGTAAGATTTATCTAAATAGCTAAAACCACTTGGTTTACTATCTATTATCCTTGCAAAATCCTTTCTTTTCTTTACTAATCTATCAGCCCACTCCTCGTACTTTTCACTACTAATACCCTGCTCTCTTTCGTCTACTACCTCCCACTCATCATCAATATTTTCTCCGTTTAGGTTATGTAAAACCTCATCAAATTGCTCGTCAGATAGCTCAGTAAACTCCTTCTCTATTGGCTCTCCTGTATCTATTCCTTCCTTCTCTTGGTCATCTTCATCTAATTTTCCCGCATTTTCAAGGTCTATAAAATCAGCTGGTTTAAGCGTTTTAAAATATAAATCAAGGTTTATATCGTTTACACGAAAAAGTGGCTTTAAACCGTCTAAAATTGTGCTTTGGAAGGGTTTTATTACGGTATTATTGAACAATGAATATGAATCTCTTAACTCATCTGCGTTATTCCCAAAACCGCTACCGTCCCCTTTGACTCCGAATAGTAAAGGGCTAGTAACACGATGTCCTGTTAGTACTTTTCTAGTAGTTTCTGTAGATAAAAACTGATAGCTTTCTGAATTGTCATTAGAGTTTATAGGTACTATCTCTGGAGCTGTGTCTTTTCCGTCATTAAAGGTTAATAGTATTTTACCTGCGTTTCCTGACCCTCCAAACTTTTGATTTATCTGTCTTTCTATTGTTCTTCTTTCCTCTCTAGTAGGAACGCCATTAGCCATATTAATAGCCATACTAGGAAACATACCTGATTTTATATTAGATAGATGAAATTGAGCAATTTCCATATCTAACTGTATATAGCTAGTAGAGCCCTGATAGTCAGGGGTAGCGTAATAAAAAGAGCCAGGCGAATAATCTTTAATACATAATACTTGATTAGCATTAGTTCTGTCTTTAGTGTTAAAAGCTGTGTAAATTCTAGGTTTGTGCTTTCTAGGATTTGACCAATCAGCTGAATAGTAGTATTCATTTACATTACCATAGCTGTCAGATTTTCCACTTCTCATATATTGAGCGGGGATATGCCTAATTTCTACTATTTCTGTTCTAGGTTTGTTCCATATAGTATTAATATAACACATACCAAATAGCTTTAAATCAAAAGCTAGGCATTTTAAAATATCTTTAGAGGAGTACTCTAGTAAGCTTTGTAGCCTTATCCAACTTCCTTTTTTACTATCGTCTTCATCTTTATCAGTAGCGTCTAAACCTTCCCCGTAAATCATAGCACTAACCCCTTTAATAATAGCGTTATTAATACTACTACCATTATATAGCTCTAGTAGGTATTGAGGGTACAGGTTATCGTCTCCAAACTCTATGTAATTTTTATTACTGTGTTCTACTATACTAGGCAGATTATACTCTGCAAAGTGCACTACTGATATATTATCTTGTTTTTTCTTCATAATTTAAACTTCCCAAATTTGAGTTCCATATTGTGCATTTAACTCCTCATCAGCAGAGGTAGGCTCTCCAGTAGAGCCAGGAATTACATCATCAACATCATTTCCTGTATATTCTGTATAATAAGTAATAGGTAAATCTCCTTTGTGTACATATGTTTCGTCTACTGTTAAATTAACCACTATACTTGTTCCCTCTATTTTAGTTAAACCTGCTATTGCATAAGAGTTTGAATCAGCATAATATAAATCTATGTCTAATGTGTCCATAAAAGGCATAACTGCTATGCTATTCTCTCTATAACCTAGCACATCATAAGCCCCAGCTATTCCCGCACTTCCATATAAAAATGTTATTGCAAACTGCCAATACCTAGAATTTGAGCTATATGTAGGGTCATCAGTATCTCCCGTCCCCTCAAAAGGAAAGCAAGAGGCAAATCTAGTTATATTGGTTTTTCTTGCTCTACATAACGCTACTAGGTTTTTAGTATTTGCTATACTTACTAAACTATCAATATTTTCATAAAATATAACAGTGCCACCTAAAACAGTAGGAGGCATAGTTCCCTCAAGATTCAAATTATATACTCCCACTATACTTTTTTAAATATTTTCCAACAATACTCTTTATACAATAAGCTTTTTTCTTCTTCACTTTCAGCCTCTAGAAGCTTTTTATCTAACTCTTTTTTTTGTTCTTCATCTATTTCTATCCACTCAACTCTAGTTCCCATTAGTCCTTATCTGTTATCCATTCTACCTCCTTTGTTTTTCTTTTAGGTTTATCCTCGTAAAAATATCCATTTCTAACACTTTCTGACAATCCTTTAATAAACTTTTGAGATAAATCCCCTAGAGGTATTCTAAAATTAGGTACTGTTTTCCCCTCGTATTCTTTTTTAACTTTCCAAGCCATAATATTACTTTACTATAAATATAAAAATCTATTTATTGTTCACAAATTGTAGTATTTGTAAAGTTTTCTTAATAAAAAAGGGGTTACCGTATAGGAAAACCCCTCTTTTTAGTATTGAGTAGCGATTTTTATTAAGAAGCTACTATAGTTAAATCTGCATCTGCGTCCCCTAATTGGTCAAATGGATAATCAGTTCCACCTCCAGAGGTAGGTTTTATCCAAATCATAGGGTCTTTTTCCTCTGCTCTTAACTCTAGAGTAAAACCCGTCATATCAGATTTAGCTGCCCCTGTAACAGCTGTACCACCTGAAACATCACAACCATTATCCATTCCTAGTAGGAATACATTATCATTAACATCTTGAACAAATACCTGTGCTCTATTATAAGAAATTAACTTTAACTCATTTGTTTGAGCTACAGTTAATTTTTGTAGCTGTAAAGATAAAGTTTGTTCAAACCAAGTAGTGCCCGTTGCTGGGTCGCTATTTATATTTACTGTCATTGAGGACAAATTAGGTCTTAAAGTATATTTATATACTGTTACTGTTGACCCTGTAGGAGTCCCATAAGCTGTCCAGCCTGTAAAACCCGCTGTATCCATTTGTAGAACATCAGTACCATTAAAGGTAGCAGCACTACGGATTTCAGGAGAATATGTAGAGGCGAAAAATACCGCCTTTAGCCCTCCTATTTGGTCTTTGCAATCTACTGTTAGCCCTTTTGTAAGCGTGCACGCCATAATCTATATTTTTTAATTGTTTCTAAAAAGGGGAGGTATTTCACTCCCCATTAATCATTTACTATTACCCTGCGTATAATACCATATCACTACCAAAAGCGTAATTAACTCCCGCAGTAAACCGCATTATAACTCTAATATTATCAGAGCCATCTTTATCAGCCATATCTAATAATCTAACCTCACTACTAGACCCATCACTTCCGAAGAACATATTAGAAGTTCTACCCGCTATCATAGTGTCATTAGCTAAACCTGGAGCGTGTGCTATTCTAATTCCATTGAAAGTATATTTCCAGTCATCATTCATATTATATATGTTTCCATACCCTAAAGTAGCTTGTGACTGAATGTAAAATCTCCAAGCTGAAGTAGGTAAAAATATTCTTAAATCTTCTTTACCAAATACAGCTGTAGGTATAGCGTCCATTACATCTTCTAATTTAGATACAATATTAGCAGCAGTTAGAGCAGCAGCTCCAGCAACATCTACTACATCACCATCAGCTAGACATAATTTTCTAAATCCATCAAAACTACCATTATCTCCATCTGTTCCGTCCCAAATAGATTTCTCTATTTCTTGTGAAACTCTAGCAGCAGTTTGTGCAATAATGTAATTACCAAAATCTGTAGGTAATGTACCATTTAGACCCGCTGTCATATTAGCTCCTTCCCAAGAGGATAGATAATCTTGCTTACAAAGAGCCATATTTACATCAAAATCTCTTGGTTGTAATACTCTTTCTGCATAAGTAAGAGTACCTGAATCTGTAAAGTCACAAGTAGCGTCAGCCATTAAATTACCAGCTGTTCCTGCAATAGTTATTTTTCTTAAATTAGCTTTATACTTTACATTATTTAAAAATGTAATGTTGTTTTCAGCTAGTGTTGTTCCTGATAAAAGAGCCGCCGAAATATAACCTGCCGCAGCTTCTCCTGCATAATTTGAGGTTACTGTATCAGCAAATTCATATTTTTTTAGTTTACTCATTTTGTTATATATTAGTTATTATTATTACTCATAAAGTAAGCAACTCTCTCTTGAGTAGAAAGTTTACCTAAATTAACTTTTTCTATTTTTCTATTAGTAGCCTCTGGATTGTGTTTAAAACCCTCCGCTCCTGGCTGTTTCTCTAGTTTTACTATTTGAGATTTTAACTCCTCAACCTCCTCTATTAAACTAGTTACCATATCTCTAGACATTTCTACCTTTTCCTCTTTTTCCATTTCCTCAACATTAGTATCTTCGCCATAAACAGCTTTCTCTAATGCCTCGATTCTTTTTTTCATTTCCTCGTAGGTTTTTATCCATTCTTCAGGCATTTCCATTTCTTCCTCTTTAGGTTCTTCTTCTTCAGTTTCCGCTTCTTCCTCTCCTAAACTAGCAACTTTACTTTCTGCGTCTATAGATATTTTAGTTCCGTCCTCTAGTGTGTATTCTCCCTCTGCTACTTTTTCAGTTTCCCCGTCATCTCCTACTACAAACACTTCTGACCCTACATCAAATTTTTCATCTTCTGTAGCTAATATTCTACCATCATCTAGTACAGCTTCTGCGTATAGATTAGTTTTTTTAATACCCCCTTTAGATAAAAGAGTTTTGATTTTTTCTAGTGTATTTGACATATTGTTATTCTTTTTTTATAAATATTAATAATTAAATTTTGTTCACAGCCCTCTATCTATTTACTGTCTTGTTTTTAATAGCTGAACATACTTTTGCAGCAGTTTCTTTGCTACCATATTCTTTGACCATATCACTAATACATTGTTTCCAAGGGTACTTAGCTAGGGCTTTACTAATAACAAAAGAGTGTTGCTCCTCTAAAGCTAGAGCTTCATCTTCTGCTATTATACTTCTAATATCTTCTAGTAGTTTTTCATCTTCGCAATCTATACAATTTTCTGCTAGGTCTATTATATCTTTAGGTTTAGAGGCTTCTATTAATTTATCAGTAAAGTACCCCTCTATACTAAACCCTTTTACGCTACCGTCTTTTACTGATTTCCATATTTCCTCGTTATTGACTTTCATTTTTACAAACCAAGTTCCTAGAGGTAATTTATTAAAACCAAAAGCACTAGATTTGTCAAACTTTTTATCTTCTTTTATCCAGCTCTCTACTACTGTAATACCTTCTACAGGTACTTTGTGTTCATAGGTAGCGTTATTGTTTCTTAAGCTTGACATAAATAACTCTTGAGCTTGTTTAATAGTTTCCTCACTAAAGTAAACTACAAATTCCTCGTTATTTTCTTGGTCAAATCTAGGTATTTCCTTATTAGGTATTAATACAGCTCCTACTAGAGTTTTTTGTTCTTCGTCTAGTTTTGCTAAACTTAAAAAATTATCTTTTGAAAAGAAAACCCAGTTTTCTTCTATAGCTGGGAATTCTACTAGAGAAATTGCCTCTACTCCGTACTTCTCTGATTCCTCATCTATTATTAATTCTACTTTTTTGTATTTTTTCTTCCCCATACTAATAAATATAAATAGTTATTATTTGTTTATAGCGTAGCCTGTAAAGATATATCATCTGCTAGAGCTTGTGCGGAACTAACATTACTCTCTACTACATAAGCCTGAATAGGAGGAGCTTCTGCCCCTATTGCTCCAAATGTAGGAACAAGAGGAGTATTACCCTCTCCTCCAACATCACTATCCTCATCAGATTCAACATCACCCTCAGGCTGTGCCCCTAGTATACCTGCTGCTTGTGCTATCCCTGCTAGTACCGCAGCTACCCCTGAAGCTATTGCTGCTAAATTACCTGGAAACGGAATACCTGACCCCGCTGCTACAGCCGCAGAAATACCTCTAGCGGTATCTACTCCAATTTGCATTAGAGCAGCCGCCTTTTCTTTTTTAGCCTGTTCTTTTTCTATTTGATTTACTCTTTTATTATATTGCTTTTCAGTAATTTCACCCTTTTTAAATTTCTTTTCTAAATCACTTAACTCTTTATTAGCAGACGCTCTGGATAGGGCTACTAGAGAATTTGCAACAGATACAGCTGCGTCTATCATTTGAGCGTTTCTCTCTTGTCTTTTTTGAGCTTTTATTTCTTCATATTTTTCATCTAAAGCCTCCTCATCTCTTTTTTGCCTATCTTTTATAGCTGTAATTTCAGTAGCGGTTAGCTCCTCCTGTTCTAGTATTTTAGCGTACTTCTCCTCCATAGCTAAAAACTCTTTAGCGTAATCAGATAGCTGGTCTTCTCTAGCTATTTTCATAGCGTTATCCTTAATATCTTGTATCTTTTTCTGTTTTTCTTCCTCTTGTTTTTTTACTTTTTCGTTATGTTCTTTTATTATAAGTTCTACCTTTTTATTATAAGCTGTAGTTAATTCTACTTCCTTTTCACTAAAAGCACTTTTATTTCTTAATGCTTTTTCTTGATTTTCTCTTAATGTATTTCTATGTTTTGTCTGTGCTTTAATGGTGTTTTTCCAAGCCTTTATATTTTCTCTAGCTTCTTCTTTTTCAGCTTCAGTTCTAGCACTTGATAATTGCTTTCTCCAATATTGTAATGTTTCTTTTTGATTATTTAATACTTTATTAGCTTCTTTTAATTTTCTATCCCACTCGGTTTTCATCTTCTTTTTTTCATCATTACTCGCATTATCCCTTATAATCTTAACATTGTCCCTATATTCTTCTTCCATATTAACTAGGGCTTGTTTGTGCTTTTCTTCTTCTGTTAAAACTATCTTACCACCATATTTATCTAAAGCTTTTATCATTTCCTCAACACTCTTTACTTCTTCTTTAATAGCTTTACTAGAGCTACTAGATAACTTAATCTGTGAGCTTTTTAGTGAATTAAAGGATTGTAATTGTTCAGACCTTTGACTTGTTATTCTGTTATCTAATTCAGCTAGCATAGTTTCAACCGCTAGTAACTCTTTCTTTAATTCTACATTATGCCTATCAGCTTTTAAAAGATTTTTCTTAACCTGAATCATCTCTAAAATCCTTTCTCTTTCTGTTGCGTATTGCTCATCTAGGGTTTTTGCTATTGCGTCACTTGCCGCAATCCTTTCCTCCATTGTGAGATTCTCGTTATCTCTTATCTGTCGTAGTTTTTCAATTTGAGTTTCATATTGGAGTTTGATTTTCTCCATACCCGCCTCTAGTAACTCATATTCATTTCTTTGAGTTTGAAGGGATTTAGTAGCCCCGTCTGTTTCTCCTGATAAATTAAGCATTCCAAAAGTTAACTTATCTATTACCTTTAAAGCTTCAAACATTATATCAATTACAACATTAAGAATCTTACCTAAAGTGTCCATTACTCTAGCTACTAAATCTTGAACCTTTTGATTTTTCATTAACATTTCAGTAAACTTCGCTACTAAAGCTATAATCAAACCTATACCCATAGCCTTCATAGCTGTCCCCATCATCTTAAATCCTTTAGAGGAAATCTTACTAGATTTACCTACATCTTTAAGACCTTTAGAGGTTTTCTTTAAACCCTTTTCAGCCCCCTTTACATCAGCTGTTATTTTAAAGCCCTTCTTTTCCATATCCTTTTAAATTGTTTTAGTGTTAATTTTAAGTCATTATTATACTCTTGAGAGCCATAAATAAAGTCCCACTCAGGGTCAGTAAACTCCTTTACTGTTACCTCTGATAATACTGTTGTAACAAAAAATCCTAGTATTTTTATTCTATATTCTAGTTCCATAATAACTGGTTTAAATCTTGTAATATTATATTGCTTCCGTTTTGGAATATTGCTCTAGTAGGAAAATTATAGTCAGGGTTTCCTGTCTTTTGTATAAGAGCTTCTACTTTAAAAATCCAATGTATCTTTTCATTTGCCCCTCCTACTATAGTAGGACTCCACCTCACTTTATTAAAATTGGTTATGTCTAAAGTCGGGTTACTAAAAGCAGCGTCTTTACTAGTAGACCTTAAATTCCCTCCAGCTGTTCCAATATATTCGCTCCCTGCCCCTCTATTCAGTAAAATAGTATCATACTCATACTGACCGCATTTAGTATTATTAGTTCCTGCTACAACACTACCTAAAACTGTTACTTTCATAAAATTCATAGTATTTTGTTTTATACTAAAAACTTGAGATTGTACCCCGTTGAAATTTATATAACATCTATTAACATCATCTAAAGTAGTTGCCTCTAAATAAAAAGTTGTAGTTTGAGCTATACCATTAGAGTTAGTTATAAATAGGTTATTTTGAGAGGTAGGCATTCCTAGAGCTATACTACCAGCGTTACCTCCTCCTAATACTTGTGAAGCCCCTCCAGGTAGTGTAGGCATAAAAGCAGGAGAAACACTATCATTATCTTCAATTCCTGTAGCGTAACAATCCCCCTCTCCTGTAGTGGCGTTAGTTTGAACAAAAGTCCAATATGGAGATGAGCCCTCACAGCACGCATTAGTAACTTTAGCTACTGATGCCCCAGTAGCACTATCTACCCAAGTTATTAAACCTGAATCAGTAACTGTAGGAGTATTCCCGCAATCATTAGTTAGCTTTTCTATAACCTTTAGTAATTTTACTTTAGTTGATTTGTTTCCTCCTACTAGGTGTCCGTCCACACTAATAACTCTCCATAGTGTATTTTTAATATAATAGGTGTCTTTAAATCCTGCCCCCGCAAAGCTGTTAATATCTTCCTCGTTTAGCTTTAGATAACACTCCATTATCCTAGCCTCACTACTATAAATCTCATTTATATATTGCCTCCAAAAATCATTAAACAGCCCCTTTTCAGTATATTCATTTCCAAAATAATTAGAGGTAAATCCACTATTAAAAGAGGGGTTATACCAATGCCAGTGAAAAGTTTTAGTAGAAGATGTTACAGCTGTAACTGTATTTATATTAAACTGAGTACATATAGGAAATTTATTATTAGTATCGTATACTTCAGAGCTATCCCCTAAAATTATCTTACTAGACCATATTTTAAAATCATAGGCGTTACCACTATTAGGGTTACTACCTGATATAGTAATAGGCACTCCACTATAGTAAAATAGTTTAGGTTTTAAATCTGTAGCTACTTCCGCCTCCCCTCCTAGCTCTGCCCTAAATAGATACGCTATAGCTACATTCGCCTCTGGTAGATTCCCACTAATACCGTCTAAACCCCAGTAGTTTATACCTTGAGCAATAAAAGGAGAAAATACACTAAAGTTCTTCCATTCTTTTTTAGCGAAATCATTATGTCGCATTTCTCTATAAGAGCCATAAGTTACATTATATATATCTTTATATCTCTTATTAAAAAAATCAGTATCATCTAAATCCTTAAACTCTAAAAACCTTGATTGTAGCTCATTAGTAGATTTTATAACCATTTCTTTAGAGGTGTCTAGTTTGTCCGTCCAGTAGTTAGTAGAGCCCGCGTCTATATAATCTTGGTAAGGCTCTATTAGTAATAACCTTTCATTTCCTTCATCTGATTTTATTATTAGATTAAATCTATTTACTAAATCTTTTACAAAGTCAGATTGTGTAATATCGGGTACATTATGATACATCTGTACCTCTCCATTTTCAGCCCCTTCCATAAAACCAAGCTCATCTGTTTGTAGTGTTTCTATAGTACAGCTATTTACTGTAATATTAGCGGATTTAATAGGGCTTGCAGCTAACCCTTGAGTACTACATACTACTAACTGTAAACCGTAGTGAGTCCCAGGAACACAAGGTAATGGAACAGTACAAGTAATAGTTTGATTATTACCTGGTGTTAGTACAAAATATCCGTCAGCTACAGCTGTCATATCATACGCATTAAAAGGAGCGTCACCTCCAAAAGCACATTCTTTCCATACTATTCTAAATTCTAAATTATCTAAAGACCCTGTGTCAGCCCCACTATTATAGTTATAGGTACTAGGTACATCAAGATTAATAGTAGTTTTTACTGACATATTTCCTGAAGGTAACATACTACCGTCCTCTGATAAAGGTATTGTTACTACAGGTAAATCAAAGTTAAACTCTATATCATAACCATAATCAAACTGACCACTACTAATAGAGTATAAACTATTAGGGTCGTATACTTCATTATTTACATAAAGTCCATTTCCTACTGAATAAACTCCATACGCTTGACCAAATATACCCCCCTCCCCGTCAGGAGTAATATGAGTATTATGAGTTACAGGGGCACTCATATTAGCCTCAAATCCCACAAAAGGGGCTTCTGACCCTGTTGATATATTCCATAAACTCTTAACCCTTCCTGACCCTGATTCACAGGTCATAAATAACCTACTAAAATAACTAGTATCTGTAATAGGTGTTCCTGCTGTGTCATTTATTCCCATAAAAGCACTCTTGATTTGATAGCCCGCCTTTTTAGCTATTAAGTGAAATAGCGTTTGAATACGCATAGCTGGCTTTAAATCAGTACCTCTAACTATTCCAAACCAATTCATACCCTGTAAATAGTTTTGGTCACCTAGCTCATCAATAGCGTCTGTTATATCTTCAGGCTTCCAAAACATAGCACTACTATAAGGATTTGTAGTATGCCCGTAATCTATTATAGGGTACATAATATCAGTAGTATTACTACCCCCTACTGTTTCTATACCTGGAGCACTCCAACTATCAACAATATTCTCTAAACTTAAAATATGGTCATAGGTAGGGTCATCTAAATAAGTACCTGGATTGTCCTCATCTTCAATAGTAAAGGCGTCCTTTAGCTTTTTGGTTTTTATATCAGTAAAGAAATCCGCTGTTTGACCAAAGATTACACACTCGTATAATCTAGCGTTTAGATAGATAGATTTTAGCTGCACATATCCTTGTAATTGAGGTACGCTATTTACATATAGTATAGCGTTAAATTTTCTACTAACATTAAATACTAGTGTTTCTAAATTAACATCAAACCAATTCTCAAAAAATTGATTATTTCTATTTGTAAAGGGAATTTTAATAGTTTGGCTAAAACTAGATTTTCTCTTATCTGGCTCTTTTAAATCTAGCCACTTATAATTTGTTACTACATTAGGCTCTTTTTGTAGGTCTAACTCATATTGAGTTAAATCACTAGCGTCAGCAGCTGTGCTACTCCTTCTATATGCGACTAATCTTACACTCATTAATTATTAGTTCTTATATTATTAGCGTACTCTAGTTTAATAGAGTACTGTACTTTTATTTTGTTATTTAAGCTATTTTTTTTAGTATAGGATTTATCTGTTACCAAAACAGGATAAACTATAGTTTCATCATCATCTATTATTTGTACTGTATTAGAGGTAAATAACTCCTCTAGCCATATAGCCTCATTATCATTTAACCAATCACTATTAATAGTTAATTTTCTTTTAGCGTCTGTAAACAATCCTGACCTACCTCCCTCCCAAGAGTTATAATCAAAAGTACTACTATTCCAAGAGCCAGGAACATTAGACATTTCAGTTCTTTTAATATCTACTGACTCTACAGATTTGCCTCTAAAGTTCATATAGTCCCAAGACCCTAATCTATTTATCCACGCTAACCTAATATTATTATTTCTAGTACAACTTTGGTGTCTATCGTCTACACTTGCATTCGTTCCATATCTATAAAAGTAATAGTGTTTAGTACATCTATTTGCTTTATTAGCGTCTGTACTTCCGTGTATTGTATAGTAAGCCCAATCAGTATGATTACTAGGTCTAGCATTTGACCCGTTAACAGTAGCCCCCTCGCTATCTATTACACTAGCTGTTGTTTGAGATTGTAAATTATAAGTACCACAGCCAAAATATAAAATAGCCTCTCCTACTGTATTAGATTCTGCTGTAGTAGCCCCTCCACTAGTGTTACTATTTGGTATTGCGTACCAAGTAGCCGACCCTACTGTACCAGCTATAGCAACGCCAGAGCTATTAAAGTACTCTACAAACATATAATCTATATCTACCCCGTCAGTAATTAACCCCTCTTGTTTAAAACATACTGTTAGTGAATCTGTATTATCAGCACTTGCATTACCCCCTCTAACAAACTGAACATTAGGGGCATTAGTAAAAAAGCTATGTTTATCTTCTGTAGTTGTACTGTTAAGAAACCACGCTAAAGGGTAATTCCCACCACTAACATCTAAACCACCTTTATTAGTAGCGGTTTTAGTAAAGGGTGTTGTTGCAGGTATTGCGTAAAAGATAGCTGAAGCTTGTTCTGAAGATTCCTCTGGAGCTGTAGTAGCACTAGTAGCCACCTCATAAAAAACCTTAACCTCAACCTTTCCACATTGGTTTGTATTTTGACTAAAAGGCTTTGCTCCCTGCTGAACGCCTATAGAGTGTATAGGGTTACTAGTACTGTTAGCATTAGATAATTGAGTTTCAATATAGCTGTTTACAATTTTACTAATATCAAAAATACCAACATTAGCCCCGTTTTTGTGTGTTTTTATTACAGCCTCTAGTGTTCCGTTTATTTCTATTTTTAGTATATACCTAAACTTAAAACCTCCATAAGTAGCTGAAGCACTTTCTGATACTACAAATACCATAGGGGAATTTGAAGCTGCTAATTGATTTGGTTTTTGTGTTATTGATGTTGCCATATTATTACATTTTTGATATATCTGATTTTAAAGTTGCTACTACTGTATCCATTTTATCTAGTAGATTTTGGAAGTCATCAGCGTAAGCTTTAGCTACTCTTTTTTGAGCCTTTTGATATAGAGCTTCTAGTGGTCTAGTAAAGAACATTGTCCTCTCTAACCCTCTACGCTTAATACTATAACCTATTGCAAAAGCTAAACCTGTTTGCGTCATACCTTCCTTTAGTGGAATATTCTTATATCTTATCCAGCTATCTAAAGCGTCTACTAGTTTACCCCCAGGATTGTCATACTTAAAACTAAAGGGGCTATTTGTGCCTCTAGAGCTCCCGCTACCTATCTGACCTCCTACTCCTTTTACCCCTTCATCTACAAATCTCCAATAACTACTAGCTTCACCAAATCCAAATTGTAACTCCATACCGTCTTTTTTAGGTATCATCTTATAATGATAGCTGTCAATTAATGTACCTGAAGCTACCTTTTTGTACCGTTTAAGGATAGATTTCCCCCGTTTAACTAAACTAGCTCCAAAGCTGTCAAACGCTTTTAAAGTGTTCTTTGCGGGTACTCTTGAATACCTACCTGATTTAGGGTTTCTCATTTGTAGCCTCATTATGTTCCTGTAGTTTCGTCGCTAGGCTCTATAGGAGCGTCACAAAGGTTATTAGTATTGTTTACTTGTAGGGATATATTTGAAGTCCAGCCTGTTAGTATATTAGCAAATCTAGCTGTAATAGGCTCTGTAGTAATAGGTAACTCTAATACTACCTCGTCACTAAAGTAACTGAATTTCTTACCACTATCTCCGCCTGATGTTTGTAGGGATAAATTCTGTTTTACCTCAGCTACTATATCTTGTATTATCTGTAGTGTATTAGACCAAACCTCCTCTCTATTACTCAAATCCTCCTTTAGTATATCTAGTATATATATATTAAAAGAATAGGTTAGAACGCCGCTATCTATTGTATTAGCTGTAGGCTCTACATATAATAGTGGGAAGTTTCCAGTATTCATTTTATCTATATCTACCTCATCAAGGAAACCATTATGAAAAGAGTTGATTTGATAATGGTTAGTAGCAATACTATTAAAATCATCTACTATATTTTTATATGTTATCATTTGTATTTATTATAATTGTTTTTAGTAGCGGAGTCCAAATCCTGCTTGTAGCAAAGATATGTTAACACTAGATATAACTCTAATTTAGTTACCTCCTCTACATTTAAAATATTTTCATTACAGAGGTGGAATACTATGCTATACCACCCCCATTTTTTACTAATCGTTTGAGCCTTGCTATCTTCTTCGTCACTTCCTTCTCCGAATATTTGAGCAAAGCTAGCTTGAGTATTTTCCCTAAACGAAAAAAAAAACTCAATGCACTCACTGATACTGCTATAGGAAAATCCTTAAACAAGTCCTCTTTATACTCATCAGGGTTATACTCCTCTATACTATACCTATCTCCTTTTTCCTTTACTATTGGTCTATACATAACGCTCATAATCTTGTGTAGATTAGAGTAAGAGTCCTTACAGTTATTCTCTATATCAACAAACTCTCCTAAACTAATATTACTAAAGTTAGGTATTAGACCATATTTAGTATTATTAAACTCCACTTTCTTTACTAGAGTTTCGCTATCTATTTCGGAGTCCATTAGCTTTTTTAGTTTATCTACTAGGTATTTTAAGTCCTTGTATTTAAACCTAGAGAGCTTTTCTGCCTCTAGTTTAGTCATCTTACAGACCAAATCTATAGCCTTTTCCTCCTCTTTACTGTACTTTGTTTTCTGTATTTTTACAAAGTCCTGATACATTCCTATTGTTATATCACTCCAGCTAGTAGGAATATTAACATTTATTTCCTCGTATCCCATTTTATATAAATATAATTATTAGTATTTTGTTCATAATATATAGTATTTACCTGTATAGTTAGTAACTAACTTATTTAGAGCTACATACCTAATAGCGTCTAACAGGTGGTCTGCTTGATTAGTAGCAGGCTTATTTATAACATAACCATTCTTATCTACTAGCCACTTGTAGAATTTAAACTCATTAATAGTATTAGTACTAGATTTGGTAATATTTATCTTATACCTTCTTAATATATCTATTCCCATATTAATAGAGTCAGCCCCTTTTTTAGATGGGTACATTAGATAACCTAACCTCCTTAACTCCTCCCCTGATTTAGGCTCTGCTGAATCGTATATAATTTCTGTCCTAGTAGAAACATTAAGCTCTTTTAGCTTCTCTGCTATATCCTGATTAGTAAGACCTTTGCTGTATAGTAGTTCGTTTATATAGAGCTCGTCATTTAGTTTGTGTACTTCTACTATAGCTGTAGGGTCATTACTATAGCCAAAGTCCATACCTACCGCTACTAGAGAGGCTTCACTAGGTATAGAGTTACATAGGTTAAATTGCCTAAATATAGTTTCTGTAGGCTGGGCTATATCTCCTAGTCCGTATATTTTCCAATAGTTACTATCTAGCTCTCTTAACCTTTCTATTTCTCTAATAGTATCAGGGGGTAAAAAGGGGTTATCTAAATAGGTGGATTTAATAAAGGTACAATCATCTCTACTAATAACATTATCATATATCCAGCTATAAGGGTCTGAAGGGTTAAAATCTAAATAGATGTTCTCTGTAGTTCTTAATGATAATTGAATCCAATCCTCTTGAGTAAACTCATTTGCCTCATTAAGCCACAGCACATTCCTTTTACGCCCTCGTATCTTCTGGCTCATATCAATACTAATAAACTCTATTAGGTTATTATTGAGCTTATAGGTAAGCTCTGACTTATTATGTTTATTAGGGTCATATAGATTAAGGCTCTCTAGTATTTCTAGAAAGTCCCTATAGGAAGTCCCTTTTAGAGAGGGTAGAGTTTTTCTACATATAGTATATATCTTACCTGTACTCTGTAAAGCTCTTAATACTATTAATTGAGCTAGTGAGTAGGTTTTACTAGACCTAGTACCCCCTTGATTAACTACTATTCTAGTGTTAGCCTTGAGGTTTTTCTCTAGTACTACTGTCCCCTTTAGATTTAATGATTTCAATTTCTATTTTATTAATATCGTCTTCATTAGAGGTCAGATTTATATTCTGCTTTTGTATATACCCCCTCTTGTGACCTCTATGTTGAAGGTAGAATATTATACTTTTCTCTTTCTTATCTGATATATTTTTAAATAGCTGACTCTCTACAAAGTCCAATTTTACATTATCTATTTCGTCTACTTTAGCTCTAAACTCATCATCTTCTTTATACCACTTGTAGTAGCTACTTCTACTAATACCACTAGTAGCACAGGCTGTAGATACTATTCCCATAGCTCCCTCTAGCGACTTTAATAATGTTTCCTTCTTTAGTGTGTGTTCTTTTTTGCTCATTTTGTTAATTTTATTTAATACTTTTGAAAACCTGATAGAGGGTAAAATACTAAGCTATTCCTATAACCCCCCTCATGAGTAGGTACTATAGGAGTAACTCCGTGTACATTTCTCCACGCAGGATACACTAACATTGAGTTATTACAGCTATTAACAGTAGCCCCATAATCAGGAACAGTAGTGTTACCCCCTGTAGCGTTTAGCTTCTTTGCTAGTATAACATTTACGCAGTTCTTTAGGTTAGCGTTATCTCTATGAAAAGGAGCTGGTATATTATAGTTAGAAATACTACTAGTAAATAATCTACCTAACCTCCATTTTTTAGGTACATTTTCCTCTATTACTTGTTTTTGCTTCTCAAATATATGAGGTGTTATCTTCTTTATTAGCTCCTCGCTTTGCCTACATAATAGTAACATTGCTTTAATAAAGGTTTGTGCTGTATCAATATTATGAACACTAGAGATACTAGGGTATGGTCTACGCATATGAGGTTTTGGTACTATACTACCTATAATAGTAGAGTATTGCTCTACGCCTCCTGTTGCTCGTTTCATAATCGTTTTTGGTACATTTTTAGACCTTAATTCCACATTGGCTATGTCAGAGTATTGAATAAGTTTTTTATCGTATTTAGCTACATCTTTTATATAAAATCCGATAATTTCTCCGTCTGATTCAAACATACAATCCTCCGTAACATTTGGAGCTATATGACCGCAAACATCTCCTACTTTAGTGTTGTGTTCTTTGTATTCTAGGTTAATTGTTTTCATTGTTCTTTAGATTAGTTAAGTGTTCTATTATTATTCCCCCTACATATTCCTTTTTATCTCTAAAGTGTTTTATTAGAGAGTAAGCTGTATCGTAGTCCTCTAGGTTAAAATCCACTAGTACAGCCTTTCTTACATTACTCCTCATGTCCTCAACACTACTATCTATTGGCTCGTCATCTAGTATAGAGTAGTCAGGCTCTTTTTCTGGCTGCCATACATCAAGACCCCAATCTCCTAGATTAACTCCATCAAAGTTATTAGCTAGTATATCCCAATCCCAACTACCAAAACCTATATTATCCTTAATAACAAACTCCTCTTTTTGCTTATCTGTTAAATCCTCTGCTTTTACTACATAAGTTTCTTTTATTCCTAAATCTTTAAGGGCTGATAATCTCATATTTCCACCTAGCACTATATTATCCTTATCTACTACTAGAGGGCGTAGCTTTAACATTTCAGGAAATTCTTTAATGCTTTTCTTTAGTTGGTTAAATTTTGATTCACTAATATATCTAGGGTTACTAGGGCTCTTTTTTAGCTTTGATATTTTAATTTTTTCCATTATTATTTGTATTTATGATTATATATATTTTGTTCTCTTAATTCATTATTAAAATCCTTATTGGTTTCTGCTTTTATATGACAGCTCCTACAGAGGGCTATTAGGTTTTCTATTTGATTCTTATGCCCTCTAGGGTCACCACCTATACCTCTGGCGTCTATATGGTGAATGTCTACAGCGGTATTATTACAGCTCTCACAAGGTATCCAATCTTCTTTACTATAACCGTGAAAGTTCATATATATTTTAGTATGTTTTTTCATCTTCCTTGACCTCTATATTTTTTCTGGGGTTTATTGTTCTTTGAGTGTACCCCTTTTCTTTTTCTGTTTTTATTAGTAGTGTATTTCCAGGCTTTCTTTTTCATACCTTACAAGATTTTTCATATACCTTGTAAAGGTTAGTTATTATTTTTTTATTACAAGGGGCACAACTTTTCCATTGTGGATTGCTACCAAAAACCCCCCTGTATAAAGCGTCTACTATTGGCTTTTCTTCTTTTAGCAAGTGACCTCTTTCCACTACTGGTAGTATTGCCTCCTCATATATCTTTATTTCATCTTCTGTAAATTGTCTAATGTTTTTAAAGTTAGGAAATAATTGGTTTAGTTTTCTTTTTCTATCCTCGCAGCCGCAATCATCTCCAGCTATTGCTTTTACTATTTTCTTAATACCTGTTTTTTCAGTAAACTTATCTATTGTATCCCCTAGCCCTTTACTTTTGTTTTTCATTTTTTAAATAATTTTTAATATACCTTATTGATTTCCCTAGAGTACTTCTGTTTATCTTTGTGGCTCTACTCATACTATTTAAACTAAAGCCCTTCTTGTAGTAAAGTTTAAATACTGAAACATCAAACCAGTTTAACCCCTCTAGTTTTTTGTCTATCCACTTTAACCGCTCCTCATTTAACTCTAGTTTTTTTATACGCTCTTTAGTAGCAGCTTCTTTACTATAAATATAAATACCATCATAATTGTTCATTAATTCGTTGTATCTCTTATACTTATAATAGTAGGGGCTTGTTTTAGAGTGGTACTGATTTATTAGTATTCTAATAATATAGAAGGTCATTTTTTTACTAACTATTATATTTATAATTTTATCTTGTTTAGTTTTATACAAAGCTTCAATAGTTTCGTGTAATAAGTCATAGTAGTCAGGTTTTCTATTACTAGTAATTCTTATACTGATTTCTAGTAGTTTATTATAGTTTGTTTCTAGATAAGCGTTTAGTTCTTCCAAAGCTTCATTAGTTTTTTAGTTCCAGCTTGATTTAGAGAGTTGTACTCCCATTTACCTAGAGGGCTTATTTCTATCTCTACAGGTCTAGGCTGAAAGTAATCATATATAGCTTCAAATTTATTCTCTACATACTCATCAATATCTTCTATTATTTGAGTTTCTTTATGTATAAAAGCATAGTGAGTTTCTGCTGTAGAAACATCAAATAAGAAATACTTAAAATGTTCGTCTTTTCTTCTAATATTCTTAAATTGTTCGTGTTTTTTTCTCATAATGATAATTTAATGTACTTATTGAAAATGTTTATAAACTCCTCTAGAGAGTAACAAACTACAGCCTTGTAGCCCCTATCTTCTAATTTTTTTATCCATAGCTTTTGCTCTTTAGTGGGTTTATTTTTTCCCACCTTTAGCTCTACCATAAGAGCGTGGTGTTTTAGATTTGGCTCAAATATTAATATGTCGGGCACTCCCTTTTTATAATGTTTCTTTACTAGAGCTTTTTGTTTATAATTTCCTTTCCCTAGATAAACGCCCCCTAAAGTAGAAGTCCAAAGTATACTGGGGTTATACTCTAAATATTCTACTACGCTATTATGTAAATCTTGTTCCTTCATTTCTTTGTGTTCTTATCTATCCAACTACTAACCTGGCTTGATATATACAAACCTATTACTATTCCTGCTAGCGTGCTTATTATTACTGTTTCTATCATTTTTTTGTATCTATAAATATATTTATTTGAAATACTAATAGTAATATATGTATCTCCCAGTATTTTCTTATTTCATCAGGCTCAAAATGTCTAACCCCAAGTAACAATCCATTCTTTATAAAACTAATAAATATCATCTTCGTTTTCTGTATTTAATATAACCTGTTTGTGTTTCAAATTTTTCATAAGAACAATTTTCTACAAGGTGTTTGTAAAACTTATTTATTTGAGCCTGGTCATCACTAATTCTATTTATATACGCTTTATCTAAAAAGTCAGGCATATTACTAGAGCTACTATTTCTGTTGAAATTTTGCTGGTTTCTTACCCACCTTTTTAACCTCAAGGGTGTGCTCCAAGTTTTCTCTAATTCGTACCTCATTTTTTTACCCGTGCTATTAGTTTCCGTCCAATAGTCAACAAAGTCATTTATTATATCCTTACTAATACTCTTATCTACTAAAGAACATTCTTCTTTAAAAGATTCTTGGCGTGTATTAATACTATAATTCTTTTTTATAACTTTATTATTTATAACTTCATTAGGGTTTTTATATATCTTGTTCTCCGCTAACTCACAATCTAGTTGATTAGTTACTTCATTACTAGTTCTTAAAAAATTTGATAACTGACTAGTATTAATCTTAAAGAATAACCTGGCTGGTATTCCTTTACGAACACAAGTAATAAACTTGTATTTCTTTAGTGTTTCTATAGCTTGCTTGATTTGATAATAAGAAAGAGTAGTAGCACACGAAATAGTAACAGTAGTATTATAAAAATACCCGTCTTTTATTCTATTTACCTTTTTATAGTAGAGTTCTCTATGTACTAGATGAGATAAAACAATACTAGCGTCAACCCCTATCTCTTGGAGAACGACCTTGTTTATTATAAGAAACGAAGATGACGCTAGTATATTATCCATATTTAAAAGTATAAAAATTTTTACATTAATTCAAAAAGCTTCTAGTATTAGTTATTAACAATCTATTGTTAAAAAGGCAGGCTAGTATTCTTTTTTTCTTTAAGAAATTCCGCAAATCCAATAGTAGTAGCCATTACTTCCTCCATTTCTATTTTATCATTAGAGCAGAGTTCAATAGCCGCCTTAAAAGCAACAGCAAACCTAATCTCTAAATCCTTGTCGGTATTAGAGTTGCTATAGCTAGTAGTTTTAGGTACTGGATTTACATAATGAGGTTTTACTCTAGGGTACTCCCCTCCTGTATACTCATACTCTGTTTCCTGACCTACTATAAATTTAGTTTGATTTTCATATTTAGACAGGTAGCTTCCTGTATCTCCGTTCTCAAAAGAGATGTCAAACTTATACATAAGACCATATTTCCCGTCCCAAGTACCATTTGGTTGAACATTAGTAACAGCTGATTTTTTAATTTCCATAATATTATTAGTATTTAATTAGTAATTCGTTTATATCAATATTTACCATACTACAAACTACTAGAAGCTCGCTAACTTTAAAGCTGAAAGGTCTATCTAGTTTTGATAATACAGTAGGGTATGATAACCCTAACTCTAGAGCTAGGTTATTTTTCCTAACTCTATTTTTCATCATTTTGAGGATAATAGTATCTCGTACCTGTTCCTCACTATTAAATTTTTTAAATCTCATATAGTTAAAATTTATTTTCATTAGAGGGAACTCCACCACTAGTAATAATACAACATCTGCTTATATTAATAACTAGTGTTTATCCGTAGGAGCTCCCCCAGCTATGAAAAATTCAATTACAATTATCGTTATAATATTTCATAAATCAAAATATTTTTATAAAAATAAAATTTTTATAACTTTTTAAAAAATAAATATGAAAATATTTGGATAGTCCAAAATCCTTTTTTTGGTGGTTTTTGTGCGTTTTAACGCAAGATGACTATGTTTTGAATTAAAACCATTTACACTCCTGCGTTCTTGCACTAGGTAAAATTCCCTACTAGGATAAAAAACAACATTAAATTTTTTTTATTTTTATTAAAAAAATATTTGTTTATTCGGAAAAAAGTTTGCAAATTTGTTTTGTTATTAACAACAACACTAAACAAATGAAAAAAAATGATAAAATAAAGAAAAAAACTTATGACGAAGTTTTTTACCCTAATGGTAGGGTAATGACAGAAAAAACCTTCCCAGAGTGGGAGAAGAACATTAATAACATTCTTAAAAATATAGATAAGATTGGTAATAATGAATACTTTAAAAGAGAATCTATTAAAGTAGAATATAAAAATAAAAACAAATAAACAAATGATAACACTATTTAAAAAGAAAAAAACCTGTACTAACTGTAGTAGGTCTTTAGTAATAGATAAATTCGGTCTAAAGAAATACAAAAGCAGAAAAGGTATCCCTGTAGAGTATAGAAGACAAAAATGTAAGGAGTGCGTTAGTGAGGCTAGGAAAGCCTACAGAAGCAAACCTGAAAGGAAAGCACAAGAAAAAGAGTACTCTCAAAGGGAAGATGTTAAAAAGCGTAAGGCGGCTTTTTATAGAACACCTAAACAGGCTAAAAAGAAAAGAAAACAGGAGAGAAAGCGTATGCAAGACCCTATACAAAGAGCAAAGAGAACAGAGTATTTTAGACAATATGAGAAGAATAGAAAAGCTACAGATAAGGTTTTTGATATGAAAAAAAGAATACAAAAGCAAATATTAAGAGCTTTATCTAGAAAGGGTTATACTAAAAAAAGCAGAAGCTTTGAAATTTTAGGTACTGACTTTGAAAGCTTTACAAGGTGGATAGAAGACCAATTTGTAGAGGGTATGAGCTGGGCTAATAGAAAAGATTGGCATTTAGACCATATTGTTCCTATATCTTTTGCTCAAACAGAGGAGGATATAATAAAGCTAAACCACTATACTAATTTTAGACCTCTTTGGGGCATAGAGAACATTAAAAGAGGTAATAATATAAACTATAAAATTAACTGGAGTAATAACTAAAAACAAATGAATATGGAACGAATTTTTATTAAAAGCAAAGAGGTTGACTATACCTCCCTAGAAGTAGATGAGGTCTACTCTTGGGACTACCCAGATTTTTGCGACGCTTATGTAAGCTATGGGGAATTTATTAATGGAAAAGAACTAACTCAAGAGGAGCTAGAAATACTAGAGGCGGAGTACTCTGATTTAGCTTATGAGTTAGCAATAGAGGCTTATAATAATGGATATGCAGCCAGATAAAATAGATAAATATTGCAAGTACCTGCTAGGGTTAGCGGGTACTAATGCAGCCACTAAAGGAATCTATTTCTTCCTATTTGTAGGAGCGGGTTACTTTATTGGTACAATAATATTAAGTTTAATTTTTAATACATAAAACAAATGAATATAAAAGTAAAAAATTTAACAAGTGAAAGGTCAGGTAGAGAAGTATCAAATCAGTTTGATATAAATATAAAAACAGAAAAAGAGGAATTAAGAATTTTTCAAAGCTATGAAACACTAATAGCAAAAATAGTTATTACAAGAAGTGTTTTTGAAACCCACCTAGATACATACGCCCTAGACTACTCAAGAACTACAAGCAAATATTTATACAAGTGGCTAGGTCTTGATAGAAAACAAATACTAGAGCGTATAGAAAGTAAACAAATAATATTAACAGATTTAAACAAATAAAATTATGAAAAAAGATAAAACAGCAAACTTTTCAGATTGGTCTGATACTACAGATTTTGTAGAAAAACTACAATTAGATGAAAAAGCAACTGACATTAGTTTTAAGTGGGTAATTAATGAATATGTAGTTAGGTGGAATACTAAAAAAGATTAAAATTATGGAAAATATAAAAAACTATAAAGGAAGAAAAAAAAGATACACTATACAGGTGGCTTATGAAGGCTATACGCATGAAGGCTGGATTGATGAAGAAACAACAGATAGTGTTGAGTGGGCGAAAAAGGTGGCAAAATTTATAGAAAGAGATAAAAAAGTTGAACATATATTTGTAGATGATTCAAAAATCAATGAAGTAATATACCAGTTTAATAAATAAAACTATGAAAAGTTTACACGAATTAATAAAAGAGAATAAATCAGTAGCAAATCTATGGGAAGAATATTTAACGCTATACAGTTATGTAGATGATAAAATGCTAGAGGGGTGCGATGTTGCTAAAAAAATATTAAAAGAAATAAATAAATTATGACAGAAAACACAATTACTAAAAGGCTAAATAACATTAATTGTTATCATTTTTTTGAAGGGGATATTACCCTAGTAGGAACAGATGAACACGGTAACGAATTTACAGTAACAATAGAGGCGTATAACCTAATAGAGTGGGTAAATACTGACCAGGTTAGAGAGGAACTAGCAAAGTGGCTTTTGAAAAACAAGGACGGATATAGATATAAAAACGCCTCTCAAGATGTAATAGTAAATAGCACATTTAAAAACGAAACTAAAACAGATTAAATTATGAAAAAAAACACATTTATATACGGAACAACACAAAAGGAGGCGGTTAGCTATCATTTAAAAGAATTTGGTAGTATTACTAGCCTAGAGGCAATACAAGAGTACGGGGCTACTAGATTAAGTTCTATAATCTATGACTTAAGAAAAGACGGGTGGAGCATAACTAGTAAACCTGTTACTAAAAAAAATAGGTTTGGTAATTCTGTGACTATTGCAAAATATATATTCCAAAGCACATTTAAAGGGCAGGAAATATAAAACCATTCAAAAAGACAGAAAGTCGCTTAAATCGGCTTAAAACGCGTAAGGGGGGTATTTTTCATTTGTTTATAACCCCCGCTGAAGGGGAGGGCGTTAATAGTGTGCCCTCTCTTTCTTTTACTGTTTAGATAGAGTTGTTAGTGGTAATATAATTGGAAGTTTTCCGTTATCTAGTATTACCCCACAGGCTATTTTGTAGGTTTTAGGGAAGAATTTAGCATACGCCATTGCATAACTAGACCTGTCTACACCACAACCAACCTGCATACCCCAGTGTTTTCCCTCATATATTATAGAGCTTTCTGTATGAATATGACCCTGAACAGTATTATCCTGAAACTCTACTGATTTTTTTACAGCAGCAGACCTACCACTAGTACCTGTTCCGTGAGTGTATACTACATTATCTATTTTATGATACTCTTTAAACTCCCAGCCTGGCGTTTCTAGCACCTCGTTGTAATCTCTAACCCACCTTTTACTAATACAACTCTCAAAAGCCTTCCTGCGAACAATAGCGTCATGATTTCCTATACATACTTTCGCTAGAGGGAAATGTTTATACCAAACCTGTATCTTATCTATTGCTCTGTCTAACTCCTCTCCAGCCCCATATCCGTCAGGGTCGCTAGTATGGAAGCTAGAATAGTGGTTATCTATTAAATCTCCAATAAAAACCACATTATTACAGTTATAATAATCATAAGCGTATAAGCAGTGCTCTAGATAACCCTCTAAACAAAATGGTTCGTGTAAATCACCAATCACTAGAGTATTTCTAGTTTCCTTATCTCTACTAGATTTGATAAGGTCGTACTCTGTTTGTGTTAGCCTTAATCTGTAATCTTTTTTAATACTATTTATTTTTTAGTTTCTCTACTGAACGCCCTCCAAAATAAGCTCCTATTACTGTTATTAGAGTTAGCTGTAATAAGTCCGTCCATTTTTCCGCTACATTAAACTCTATACTTCCACTATCAATAAACACTAATAACATTGTGCATACTATTAAAAAAACTAACACTAAAGGTCTAACAGACCTAGTAAGCATATTTCCGTGTTTAGTATCATACTCCCAGCGTTTACTTATTTCTTGCTGTACTAGAGCTTTCATTTGTTTTTTTATTAATAACTTTTCTTCTTTAGTAGTGGTTACATTGTCTATTAGGTTATCTATACTACCTATTAAGCTAGCTCCACCTCCACCAAATATTTTATTCAGTAAGCCCATAAATATCTTCGCTTTTAATTAATGTATAAGTAAAACTATTCCCCCAGAGGTTTTTAGCCTTATGACAAACAAACATAAACTCATTCCAATCATCATTACTAGCAATTACTTGACAGCCCGCAGACCATTTATCCACCTGTGTTGATGTTTTTCCTGACCTTCCTGTCGCTCTATGTATGTTTATACCAAAATAACCTTCCTGTGTATTATCTTCGCTTAAATCGTATGTTAAGTCCTTATTTGCGTCCCTATATACCACAACCTTTGCCCCTCTTTGACATAGTGCGTCATACTGACCTCTGTGTTTATCTATTCTATAAGCCCCTCTGTACTGTCCTTCCTTTAAAGCGGCTACCCCCTCTTTTCTCATTATGTTTTTTACCCAGTATTTTCCTGGGTCGGTAGTACAATCAAAACAAAGGAATTTCCACTCCCCCTCTACCTTGTAGGAAACTGTAATTTTATCGTCAAATTTATTAGTAACCTCATCTCCCGTTTCACTATTTCTAACACCTACTATATTTAGGTTATAATCTCCATTACTAAACCAGGCAAAACCCTTATCTCTTAAAGTATCCTGTATATTTTCTACTGTTAAATTCATTACTCAAATTTACTAATTATTATACTATCTATTTTAGCTTGTACTTGGTTTTTACTAACAGAAAGTTTAAACAGTAAGTTACCTGTAAATCTGCAAACTTCATTAGAATTGTTAATAACTACTAGTGTTGGTAAGACCTCTATGTTATATTTTTCTTGTAGTGCTGTACAAATTCCAATATCTGCCTTAACAGTATTGCAATCTTCCAGGTCTTCTAAAAAACTACAAGAGTTTTTATCATTCCATTTAGCCCAAAATTCTATTACTAACACACCGTTAGTTTTGAGGTATTTATTTAAAGCTCCCTCACTTGTTACAGTATTTTGGCTTAAGGCAATTTGCCCTACCAACAGTAGTAGTATGTATTTAAAGTATCTCATTTTAACTCATAAACCCGCTCCTCTATCTTCTCTACTTGGTTTTCTATTTTTTCTAGTTTGTCAGCGTTTGACATTACTGTTTTACTAATTAACTCTAGCTTTAAATCTAGCTCTGACCTGCTAATTTCTGATTCAGGTAGACGCTTTGCTAGCTCTATATCATTACTTAAAACATAATATTGTCCTACAAAACTACTAACTATAACTACTATAGCTATAATACTCTTTAATGATAGAGTGAATTTACTTGATTCTGATACTTCTGTAGCCATTTGTTTATTTTCTACAAGATTTATCAGCTAGTCCCTGACCTATAATTAGAGCAACACCAACTACTAGTAAGCTGTTCATTTTTGTTTCACTAATTCCTAAATCTTGAGAAAACATTATAACCATTAGTATAGAAAATCCATACCAAAATTTTCTACTATTTACCATTTTCATTATTACATCTTTCATATCTATTTTATTTTAAAGTTAATTTTTCCATTTTCTATATATAACCCCTTTCGTCTATATATTTCTTTTCCTTCAATATTATATATTTTGTTTTCGTTTTGAGATTTATTTAGTATCTCAATTATACCTATATTTTCACAAGGTAGACCTGTTTTACAATCTATATACTCTGTTACTGTTAAAGTATCAGTTATATTAATATAAAGAGTATCAGTAATAAATATAGTATCGTTAATATTGTATATATCACACTCAGCTAAAGTAGTAGGAGTAGCCTCCTGTTCATCACTACTATCATTACAGTCACTCCAACCATCATTAAGATAAAATAACCCATTTAAACCATTAGGAACACACCCTAGAGGAGAGTATTGCGTCCAGTTACTCTCATCATCTCCACAGTAAAACCCGTTTTGTTCTACACAAAGCTCACAATTAGATTGAGATAAAACAATACCACTAGATAAAGCTATTAATATCCAAAGTATATACTGTATTATATTTTTCATATTATTTTATTAAATAGTTAAACCCTACTTTACACTCATATATTGGCTTTTCCCAGTAGCTCAAATAAGTCCCCTCTAGAAAAATACCCAGAGAATTAGTAATTTTCCAACCTGTTATTATTCCTAAATCTAAATCTATTGGAGTTTTTTCATACTCGTAGCTATATTCATCTATTCCATAATGATAGGGTAATAAATTTACCCAAGAATGAAGCCAGAAATCATTACTATACTTATAGTAAGACGCCCCTAAAACTACTGAAAGCTCGTTTACATTACCTAAAGCGTCTATTTGTTCTCTATTATAGTCAGCAATAGCTCTCCCAAAGTAATGTTTAAAAAACTCATCATTACTAGTAGCTAGCAACTCTCCATTTTTAAACCAATGAAACTGACCTCCCACTATTTCACTAGAGTAACCAAAATCTTCCGCTAGGTCAAAAAAGGTATTTTCTCCACTTTCCCAAAAGTCCTCTATAGGCACATATCCATAAACTCTATGATTCCTACCTATTAAACCAACAGTAAAGTCCCACCTACCTTTATTTAATCTAAACCTAGTATCAAAAGAGTTAAACTCTAAATCCCTAGCCTCGTCATTTTTAACCTGCACTTTAGTAACACAACTATTACCTAAATATCTAATCCAAAAATCTTGATTAGTAAATTTTTCAGACCTACGGCGTATAAAAGAATAATTAAGTAAATACTCCCAGCCAATATTATTACCAATAGTAGTATAGTCGCTGCTAGTTTGCTCATTACCTGTATACCAAGTCCTTTTTTTCTGTTCGTACTCATATCTAGCTATTTTTCTTATTCCTAGTGTAAAATTATAGTCATAAGGATTTATTTGCGTAACCTCCTCATAACCTTTATTAATTGCTATATAATCTTGATTTTCCACCATACTAGTATTCATGCTCATAGAGGTATAAATAGTAGCGTATTTAAAGAATTGAGCATTACAAGTAGCTAACCCAAAAACTATAAACATTATTAAAGCGTAAAGGTATTTAGTAGTGTCCATTATAATTTTACAATTTGATATGTAATATAAGCTGTTGCTGTTCCTGTTGCTGTTCCTGTAGGAGCTAAATTTAGCCACATTATAAGGGGTTCATCTTCAATAGTTACATTTAAAGCCCCCTCTGCGGAAGGAGTACCACCGCCAAGATTCCAAGAAACTCCATTAATTCCAGGTGACCTACTCCAACTTTTTATATAGTCCCACCAATAATTAGCACTAATAGCTTTGTAACCAATATATAAACTAGTATTTACTGAG